GTAAAGGTATAGATATAGTTTCATATTTTTCTATGGACGGTATAACTAAGCTTGGAAAAAGAATGGTTGGTTGATTCTCCATTCATCTGTATATTTAGGGTCCATACATAAGCCGTGCCATAAATCCTTACCCTCCCAAATAATTAATTTGTTATATTCAGAATTTATGTGATGTAATACTTCTACTTGATTAGCAGCAATAAAATGTTCTTTATGTTCTTCACCTTCTTGATACTTTATAGGATGGTAGAAATTAGTTCCTTTTGATTTTTCTTTGTTAAAGTAAACTATGGCTGTTTTACCATGGTCACGGTGAGGATAAAAAAAATAATCATCAAACTTATGATTTAAAAATTTAATGTAGTTTGTATTTACAAGTTTTTTGTAATATCCATCATCAAAGTCAAGTGCTTGTTCATTAGTAATTTCTTCTAAAAAATCATAGACTGGGGTAATTTCATCAGTGTAGATATAATGCCTCATGTCTTTAAAATCAACACCTTGATGATAAAAACCACAAAAGTGTTTATGCCAGCTAGGTTCTACTAACTTAAATAAATCAACTATTTCATCAGGGTTTTTATAAAAATCATTAATTACATTAAATGTGTAATTTTCTACTTTATATGTTTCTACCTTTTTATTGTTTATTTCAAACATTAAGTAGGTTCAGTGGGGTAGGTTGGGTTAGAAAAATCTTCTGTATTAGCTGGTAAATCTCTAAGAGTTTGTCTAAATGTAGCCCATTCTGTTTTCTTTGTAGCACTTAATGGTGAGTCTGCTAGTTGTGTCCAATCTGATGCTTCTAATCTTCTATTTCGTTCTGCTCTAAACTTTTCTTCATCAGTTGAGTCAACAGGAGGGGTATAAACTGCTTCCCACTCAGCAATCCAAGCATTATATGGTGTAATGTCAGTTATTTCAGTAATAGTGTGGTCACGTTTTTCAATATGACCTTTTGTACTATTCCACTCTACAGCCCATATATCTGTTGGAAAATCTTTTAATGGTAAACCAGAAACTCCAGCTCCATCTTTGACGACTGTTTTATCGTCAGCTATTATCGTTAATTTCATTAGTTTCGATAAGTTGAATTTCTTTTGGTGGTAAATTAACAACAGGAGCCATTACGTTTAAAACTTCATTTCTAAAACTTTCAACAGCAGCACCTTGTTGGTTAACAAACTTTGTATTGTCTATTTGAAGAAATGGTATCCATGCTACAGCACAACCCCATTCTTCTACAGGGTCGCCTGTTTGTGGATTAACACCAGCAATTTTTGTATACCAAGAACATTCTAATTTTCTACAGTCTTCTCCTATAAGAGGACATAGTTTACCTTGTTCAATTTTTGCCATTTTTCTTTTCTATTAAGTTGTGCATCCATCCTGTCATTATATATTTAGTTTGTTTTGGTGGGTAACCTTGATGAACATATGTCCAAGTTGCTGGAAAAAAGACTAATCTTCCAGCTACAGGTGATACTTGATCTCCGTTGTAAAATTGTGTCCAACCTTCATCTACAGTATTTAAATACAAAATAAAAGTTAAATATCTTAGTCCACCTGTTTTTTTGCAGTACGCAGAATCATCGTGCCAACAATAACCTTTTCCCGGTTCTGTTTTTTGTATTTGATAACCAGTGTCAATTATTGAGTCGTTAAAATCTAATCCAGACTTAGGATGGTATAAATGTCTGAGATTTGGGTCAGTAAAAAAAGTAAAATTACTTCCACTATTTAAATGTTCATAGTATTTATTATGACCTTCACCTACTATTTCTTGAAATAAAGAGTCTTCTTTACTCCAATCTAATTCAGTGTCATGTAAGCACATATCTTTGCTATTTTTTACATTTAAATCAACACCTCCACCTACTTGACCTGTATATTTACGTTGTTCATTATTATATTTTTTGATAATCTTATTACAGTCTTGTTCACAAATAACATTATCTAATATAAAAATGTAAGGGTCAGTAATTATAGTTGTATTTAGCATGTTGTTTTATGTATATATTTCCAGCCACAATTACTCGTGATTCGTTTGAGTTATGTGGTAGTACAACATGTGGAACATAAGAAGGAAATACTAAAAAATCTCCTTCTTCTTGTTGTGGTATTTGAAATTCTTTTTCATTAGTAAAACGAAAACAATCAGGTTTTACTGGTTTTAAAAAATGTACATAAGAAATAATAACATTACCTCCACATTCAAAATGGTCGTGAATAGGGTGATAGCTGTCTGTTTTATTGTACACTTGTGACCAAAAATCAAAACCTATACTACAATGGTCAAAAATTAATTGATCTTTTGCAATTTCATCAACTCTATCTTTGTAAAAATTTTTTAAAAAACTTAAACATTTTAAATCTTTATCTTTACTATGAAAAGTTGTAAAAAAATTATCTTCTTTTTGTTTTACTGCAACTTTTAAAACATCGTTTGTAAGAGTAGTTAATTGGGTGGAATCTAGTTTCCAATTCCCATGTATGTACCAAGGAATTTTCATTAATCTTTTGCTGCAATAATTACGTCTAAGTATTGAACTGCTAAATCTAAATTGCTAACAGTAATACTGTGGTTATGAGCACTTCCAGTAAATGAAGCATTGTGGTTGTGAGCTGTACCACTTAATGTACCGTTGTGGTTGTGTGAACCACCAGTAAATCCGTGTGTGTGCCCTCCACTACCACCAGATTCTTCTGTGTACATGTTCATAACGTTTCTTCTACGATACTGTCCACTTGCGTTTTCACGAGAAGAAGCATATTGAGACATACCGGGGTTCCATCCGGGTCCATTTGACCTATGACTGTTTTGGTTTTGGTAGAAGTTAGATCTTAACAAGTGTGTATGAGCTGGTATTTCGTTAGTAGACAATGTATGACTATCTACTGAACCACCAGTTGTAGCACTATCAATAGAAACGTTACCAGTAGCAGATGTATCTGAAACAGTAATATTACCTGTTGGTGATGCGTTAGCAGCGTTAGCTGTAATTGTTTTAGATGCCAAAGTATTACTAAACGCATTACTACCACCAGAACCAACAGTTCCAGATACGACTCTAAGAGCTTTGTTATCTACTCCACTTGTTACTTTAGTCCAACCTGTAGGAGCAGATGTCTGTTGAAACAGCATCTTTGTTCCAGATGGGAACGCAGCAATACCAGATAAGTTTGAACCGTCACCACTAAATGATGTGGCTGTGCAAGTACCTGTTATAGTAGCTCCACTACTTGTAGTCTCAAGTTTTTTATTGCCGTTGTGATATAACTCTGCGGCTCCGTCGGCAGCAAGAGTCATTAATGTTTCACTATTAGCATTATTTTTAAAAGTTACATTATCAGCTAAACTAAAAAGTGTGCCAGTATCATTCTGAATTACACTATGAGACCCATTGTGATAAATTTTTAAATCTGTACCACCACCAAAAGCAATTTTACCATTGTCGGCTATTAATATCTTATCTCCTGTACCGTTAATGTTAAGCACACCATCAGTACTTACTCCATAACTTGTTGTCTCAAACTTCTTATTGTTGTCGTGATATAACTCTACTGCTCCGTCCTCAATACACTTGATTTGCATTTCTCCGTCATGCGTTTCAAGTTGTAAATTATTAGCAGCACGAATCCTTAAATTACCACTAGCATTATAAATATTACTGTCTGTTGCATCGTGAAAAAGTTGTAAATCTCCACCTGTTCCAAGTCTTATTTCATCAGTATCTGCCATGAGAATATTATTCCCATTACTTGCTAAGTTACCGCCTAGCTGTGGTGAACTGTCATTAGATAAGTCAGTATTAACGGCTGCAAAACTTAAGTTACCGCTAGAGTCTGTTTTTAAGAAACCATTATTTACAATACTGTTTGGCAATGTAAGTATATAACTTGCTGCTGCACTGTGAGCTGGTGATTTAATTTTTACACCATGACTGTTTTGTGAGCAGTTAAGTTGTAATGTACCATCGTTACCGCCAGCACCTTTTATTTCTACAGCACCAGTTCCATTAGGAGTTAGCTTAACATTTCCGTTAGTAACATCTGTTCCAATATTACCTTGTTCAATAGAATCTAAGCTACTACCATCAGCAGCTAAATCACGACCGTCTACAGTACCTGATACTGTAATGTTACCACCTACGATAATTCCAGCACCATCTACAGTTAGTTTGTTTGCACCACCATTTCTGATTTTTAAATTACCTGTGCCAGTATCATCAATAACAGAGTCGTTTCCATTATGATAAATTTCTAGTCCATCATTACTTGTACCGAATATAGCTTTTGCATTGTCTTGATAAGTGTTACTACCAGTAAATGTATTACCAGTTGTAGAAGCAAAGTTACCAGCAGCAGTTACACCACCTTGCCAAGAACCACCATTATAAACTTTTAGTTCGTCAGCAGTAGTGTCAAAATATAAGTCACCTTCTGCTAGTGCATTACCACCGCCATCTGTAGATGGAGGAGAAGATGCAACTTGGTATTGATCTCCAAAAGTATTTGCGGAAGATATATTAGCTGACGCATTATTTATACTTGCAATATTAGTTGCACAAGTGCTCATTGCTGTTACGTTAGCTGAAGTACCTAATGTGTTCATATCAGACACTACATCAGCAGTACCTAATATATTTAGGTCTTCTACAACAGCAGCAGTTCCTAATGTGTTCAAGTCTGCTACAACATCAGTCGTGCCAAGAATTGCCATATCAGCAACTGTATCTGCTGTTCCAAGTATTGACATATCTTCTACCGCAGCAGCAGTACCAAGTCTACCTACTTCTGTTGCTACACTAGCTACACCTGAAACTTCTGTAGCTTTAGGAACTAATCTATGAAATGCGTATGTATGAGCTGTAGTTGT